CCCGGCTTGGAACCAGCACCTTCAGCAACTCGCCGAAGGAGCTCTTCCCAGCCATCGACCTTTATCTTTACAGTTAAAGGTTCGACTACATAACCGTATACTTCGGATCTATGGAGAGAACGAGAAAATCTCGTTTTCAACCGTAATTCCTTATTAGCGGTTAATGGGTTCACGTGGGATCTGTAGAAACCGATCACTCGGCTTGTATTCACTGGAGATTCATTCTTAGAATCCCAATAAACACAAAGTTCACTAACGAAGGGCATGGCGCCATAAAGGCGACATACTTCTTCGCGAATGAGTTCAGCAGATCCCCAATAACCAGCAGACCAGAGTCGATTTGACAAATCGACCCAAGAAGCTAGTTGACCGGGGTCCTTAGTTTGACGACACCATCCTGTTCGCAAGCGAATAGGTGTGACATCGACGCCTTTATAGGCGTCGCATCCGCAGGATTCTCGAAAGAATCCTTCGGTACAACACTTGTTCAGGTTGAAGATTAATCCAACCGAACGAACGTATTGCATTATCGTCGCATAGTGTTCGCGACGACAAATGATGTCGTCCCCATACACGTACACAAGTTCAGACGCTTTTCGCGTCGGAATCTTGTGAACTATATGGAGAGCAGCTACAGAGATTAACCAGAATACGCTCGCTTCTACGGGAAAGCATAATGCTGAACCCATAGGCGCGAACTTGCTAAGGTTAATCACACTACCATCGGGTAATCGCGTAGCGACGCTCCGGGTACGCCATAAGGCCTCCCAAAGCGCCGTACCAGAAAATAGCCTTTCGACTAAATTCAGGGATACACGATCACTCGCATCCTTAAGGTCAAGCGTCACCCACTCTTGAGTGGATGACCCTAACATCGCAAGTGTACGATTAACATTTTGATCACGGAAATTAATCCGAGATCGAGTGAGATCGTGGCTTTCGATGTAATTGACCATGGACCGCGCAATACCCTGTTGGATCCACTGGATTTCCAGAGGCTCGCAGGATATTAATCGAGGACCACGAGAGTCCTTCGGAACGAGAACGACTTTAGCAGTCGGACGATCTGAAGTCTCAAGGGACTCGAAACTTAAGTAAGAGTCACAAACATGACTCAACGAGAAGCGGAAGTACTCCGTGAAGGGGTACATCTGCTCAACTTGGCTATAAATACGTGCGAAGTGACCCTTTTCAGGGCCAACCTCGCCAGTAGATACAGCTCCAGGCCCGTGACGTGGATAAATATCCAAAACATCAATGGGCCCGAAGATTCGCGAACAGAGAGTTCGCGCATACTTAAGTACACGGCAAGTACGAGAGAGAGGCTCCGAACAGGAGATCTCTTCCTCGGTACGTAGGAATGAATCGATAACTTCTTGCGAAGTTTCTGGTTCATACGGTAGTTTCAGTTTGTACCAAAAGTACAAAAACTGACGTAGCTGCTTCAATGCTCGCACATCAGGTCCGTGAGGATCGGATGTGTTTAGGTGGGCGTGAAGCCTACCAGAGTCATCGAATATCCGTTGTGTCCATGTCGAGAGAAATCTCGGTAGGACGCTATCGGGTTTTAACTTAAACCCAGTAGTTGACAACGGTTTACCCGTCGACAGAGCGATGTCAATCGCTTTGCCGAAGGCAGGGAGGGTCTTCGTTAGAAACGAAATTCCCTCCTTGTCGTATCGCTTTAAGAGTTTTCTTAAATCGAGACGAGACTCGCGTGACTCATCACATTGAACTATGTCCTCGAACATTGCCACTACTAAGGATCTATATAGATCTAGACTATTATTGATAACCATAAGGCAATCATTCTAGTCAAGTAGGAAACAATGCCCGAAACGTTGCTATCGAATGGTCTAAGGCTCGCCCAGAACAATCCGGG